CCCGAGCCGGAAGGCGCAATGCCTTTTCAACTCGCGGTCGATTCGTTTCTAAAGGGTAGATTACGTCGAATCGGCGTAAATCTACATTCCCAGGCTTCAAATCAGCGTGCTGCTCTTCAAGGCTCTACTGATGGCAGTATAGCCACCGTAGATCTTGAAGGTGCCTCTGATAGTCTCGCTATCAATACTCTTGCACTCTTACTTCCGTTTGAGTGGTTTGAGTTTCTTGGCAAGCTACGCTCTCTCCGATATACTGGAGAAGCGGGCGAGGGTATCTATGCCAAATTTTCCTCTATGGGAAACGGCATGACCTTCGCCTTAGAGACGCTGGTTTTTGCTAGCGCGTGTATTGCCGTTGGGAGCAAGTCGTTTAACGTCTATGGTGATGATATCACTATAGAAACTCCGTTATTCGATAAGCTTTCGCGGCTGTTACGCTTCTTAGGCTTTCGATGTAATGAGGCAAAGACGCATACTACCGGGTTTTACCGGGAGTCTTGCGGCGAGCATTATTACATGGGTGCACCGTGTACCCCCTATTATTTGAGGGGATCCTCATGGGACAAGCGTTCCATGTGCCTTCTCGTCAATTCGATGAGAAGTCGCTGCACACCACAGGGATTACTTTGGAAGTGGCTAATCGGATTTGCAGTTTCCGAAAAGCTTCATCCCGTACCCTGGAGCGAAGATCCGACGAATGGTATCCATATAGATATCCAAACGTCGTATCACCTAAGAGTACTACGGTTCAACCGCCATAGACAAGAAATCATCTTGAAGAAGGCTTACGTCGCTAAATCGCGGCGGTGCCCCCTTCTTGATTCTAGAGGATTATTCCTCTGGTTCTTGCGCTATAGCCGTCCCGAAAGGGACACGGTTGATACCGAGGCTAGCTGGTACGCCCAAGTGGGTTCGAAGTATTCGTCCACTAGGGTGAGATGGTGGAAACCATCTCGGATAAGGCCGACCACGGAGTTATATCTGTGGTCGGAGGACCTTAGGGCTCAGATCGAGTCCTAGGGGCTCAAGGGAACCTCCGGTCTAATCAACCCGAGATTCCTCCCTTATTGGGGAAGGATCCCCAGTGTGACTGCATAGCAGTCACACCCCGTATTCGTCCACTAGGG